CACTATTCTCCCAAACTTCCGATGAAGCTGCGGGGATAGAGATGTATTTTTCTATTGGGAACCTTGTCCGGTTGGTTACTTTCGTTCGGAAGTTTTCGCACCAATGTTTCCTCGTACGGTCTGACGATGGAACAGAGCAAAAAGTTCCTGCATTCAAATGCACGATTAAATAAGGAAAGTTATGGCAATTTCGTTCCCACTGACTCTACCGAATATAAATATCAAGCGCCTCACACTTCGTGCGAACACCATAGTAGGACAAACTCGCGCCGCCTTTACCCACCAAACTCAAGTCTATGAGTGGCCCGGTCAATCGTGGATTGCCGAGGTTACTTTACCCATTATGGCACGTGCCGACGCTGAACTATGGAATTGTTTTTTACTAAAACTAAATGGTCCAGCAGGAACGTTCTTGCTTGGTGACCCTTCAGCTAAAACGCCGAGAGGAATTGCTAGCGGGTCTCCTAAGGTGAATGGAGCAGGACAACAAGGGAAAATTTTACTCACTAAAGGCTGGACTCCGAGTTTAACAAATATTCTGCGCGCTGGTGATTATATTCAGATTGCCAACAATCTCTACAAGAATCTAAACGACGTTAATAGCGACGGAAGTGGAAACACCACACTAGATATTTTCCCCCGTCTTCGTACTGATTATGCGAATGACACAGTAATCATCACTACTAACACGGTCGGTAGGTTTCGCCTATTGTTTCCTGACTTCCAGATTTACACCGTAGATGAGGCTAAAAACTATGAGATTGCATTTACTGCGGTAGAGGATTTCTGATGGTTCGGCCTATTATCGATACCTATACTAATTGGGACTCACTAACTCAAGGTGGAACTGTTAAACCGTTTTTTGAATTCGACCTCTTGTTTGGTAGTGGTATTGAGTTTTTAGAAGTTACTCTCCTTTTCTCTACTGTTTTTTATTCTCCTTCCGGTCGAATAATTGGAATTACCTTTCCCAAAGATAATATTCTCGGTGAGAAACAGCAGTTCACTATCACTCTAAATATCCAAGATCCCACTCTTGTGTTACAACTCCAAAATTCTCGTCAGGACTCAGGCCCGTCCCCTTACAACTTGATGGTTGGAGTTTTATCGTTCTGGTTCCTAACTAGTTCAGATCAGGTCGACTCACAGTCGAATTATGTGCTTACGTACGGAATGATTGACTCCTGTGAATTAACCTCTACTCCCGACGGAACAATTGCAGTATTAACTTTCGCTGCAAGTTCCGACTGGCAGTGGGATCGACCTATCGAGGGGAGATACACCGATGTTTATCAAAAAAACCGTCGCAATACTGGCAATGCAAACGAAGGCGCTGAAAATCCCCATCTTGATAAAGGATTCGAGTTCGTCGAACAACTGCAGGATTGGCAACTGTTTTGGGCTAAAGGAAAAACTGCGGGGAAGAAAGGGAAGAAAACCAGAATAAAAAAACACAGGAAGAAGAATAGATGAGCCATATTCCTGAAACTAACCCGCCAATTAAAGTCGGTAGAAAGCGGGTTCAAAAGTGGCTCGCAAGACACCAACTTGCTAACACGCCTGAAAATCGCAAAAAAGCGCGCAAGGATATTCGTCGACGAAAGGAAAAACGTCTCGATCCCGAAGGAAAAGATATTACTTTTCAAGAATCCGCTGCTGACTGGCAGATTATTTACGGTTTGCAAAGAGTGGGTGGAGTTTACACTTATGCCGCCGTCGCTGACGACCCATCTACGGATCAAGAAAAAAACTCTCTCCTACTACTTGTCATCACTATCTCTTGTCATCGGATGAATGCGGTTAAGAAAGTTTTCTTCGATGATATTCAAGTTGAATTTCCAACTGACCCGCCGAATGGATGGTCCTCCGGTGCTTGGGCACCAAATGGAGATCCGAAAGTTTTTATACAGGTGAATCTAGGGTTAGGAACTCAGACTGCGCTCTCGCAGTTGATAACCGATTCGGGAGGACAGTGGACTTCAAATCACCGACAAGCTGGATGTGGTCATGTGTACCTGAAACTTAAATACAATGAACATCTATTTCCAAACGGCTTGCCCGACATTTCCTTTGAAGTAGAAGGCCGGGTACTTAAAAGCTATGGTGGACCGTGGACGGTTGGTTATTCGAATAACGCAGCTCGGTGCCTTTGGGATTTTATCGATAGTTCAGTTTTCGGGCCAGCACAGAACATTCAATTCATAGGAGTAATACCAAGTCTCGATTCTAATGGCGGTGGTTACGAAGCTTTTGAGGTGTGTGATGAAAATGTGCCTCTTAAGAATGGAGGAACAGAAAAGCGCTACACTTGTAATGCGACATTTTTAGGAACGGAGACTTACGCCTCGATTATCGAGCAAATGCTGAGTGCGTTCGGCGGGTCTCTCGTTGACTTTCAATCCTTCTGGTATTGGATCTCGATCGTTGCACCCAAATACCGAACTCCGACAATTACGATTACCGAGGCGGATATTATCGGGGATGTTTCTGTTTCTACGGTAGAATCAATTTCGGAATACTTTGGTGCTCTCGGTGGAACTTACATTGATCCAAACAAGAATTGGGAAGAGACTGACTTCCCTCCTTATATCTACAAACCGGGAAGTTCTGGTAATTACCGCGACCGTGAAGATATATCCTTGCCTTGTACTACTTCAGTCACTATGGCACAGCGCCTTGCGAAACTTGCAGCTCTACGGCGTAAATTCGGATTAACTGTTCGATTCAAAGCGCGAATCACGTTCTTTCGATTATCCTCCGGCGATAATTTCATGATCACACTCGATGCTTTTGGTTGGTCCTCTAAGGTGTTTGAGGTCCAATCCATCGGACTAATTATGGAGGAAGACCAAAACGGTGCGCCTTACATGGGCGTGGAGATTTTTGGAAAAGAAAACGACCCCGCTATTTATGATTGGTCTATTGCCGATGAAGTTGGGGTTACTACAGCACCGCCGCTTAGGTTTCCTACTCCTGCTGTCGGCATGAACTCTACTCCAAGCAGCCTTACTGCACAATCCGGGAACGGAATCGCGTTCCTTCAATCTGACGGAACTACAGTGATTCGAGTGTTCTTATCTTGGGTCGCGCCTACTGACTCTTTCGTTCAAAACGGTGGACAGATTGAAATTCAATTCAAGCGAGTTGCTGATTCTGCTTATATCTCTGCGGCTAGTGTTCCCGGCAATCAAAGCAACACTTATGTTTATAGTTTAGAAGTCGGCACCGCTTATGATTTCCGAATCCGCTCGCGACAGTCTGGAGGATCTACGAGTAACTATATTTACGTTCAACATACTGTCCAAGGAATCACATCCACCCCGCCAAATGTCAGCAACTTCGTCGGGACTGTCTCTGGTGCTCAAATTAGTCTCATCTGGGATCCAGTTTACATTGCAAATCTACTCTACTACAGAATCAAAAAGAGCGTAGGTGGACAGAACTGGAGCAATAGCACCCTTGTAGGCGAAGTTATCGGACAACCCTTCCTAACTGCTTATACCGCTGGTGATACTTTCAAGATTAAGGCTGTAAATACGGCAGGAGTTGAGAGTGCAACTGAGACAGATCATGTCGCCGCTGCAACTCCGGTCACTGGAAACCCCATTGGCATACTGATGGGCATAACTTATTCTTAAGTGAGGGTTATGCAGATAACACAATCATCAAAATCGACTCGCTTTCAGAAAGGCCAAGTTCCGCACAATAAAACCGAACACATAAAGAAAACTTGCCCAAAATGTCAAAAGCAATTTTCAGTTCGCCCTAGTTGGGACTATGTTGTTCATTGTAGTAAGTCATGCTCAAGGACCGGCGAACCTTCGCCCATGAAAGGAAAGAAATCTAGTGAATCGACTAAACTTAAACAGCGGAAAGCTAAGTTGGGTATTCGAGGTCCAGAGCATTGGAACTGGAAAGACGGTAGCATAGCTCGCAAAAAAAGACATTTAGAAATGGGGCGTGATGAATATATCCAATGGAGAAAAGAAGTTTTCAACCGAGATAAATATGTTTGTCAAAACTGCTTCGAGCCTCAAAAATATATCCAAGCTCATCATATAAAACCTTGGAAATCGTTCCCTTCGTTGCGATATGAGATTTCAAACGGAATTACGTTATGCAAACGATGCCATCAGAATAAACATTTCGGCAGCAATAAGGGAGAACTACTTTGAGTGACAATATCGCGATTACTGCCGGATCTGGAACGACTATCGCAGCCGACGAGGTTACTCGTAATGCGATTGTCGAAAAACAGCAAATCATCAAGATTGCATTTGGTCTAGATGGTGCGTTTGACGGTCTAGTATCCCCCACTACTCCCTTACCCGTTGGAGGTTCAACCGCTTCCTGTTTAGGAAAAGCCGAAGACGCTGCACACACCACGGGTGATGTCGGTGTGATGAGTCTCGGAATCCGTCGAGACACCGCCACAGCTCTCGCTGATACCGTTGGTGATTACATTCCTTTCGCTGCCTCTCAGTACGGCGCAATTTTATGCAACATCGATTCCGGTTTTCAGGTTGCTGCCGCTACTGGAATTTTAAAACTTGAAGACGCTGCTCATGCCTCTGGTGATGCGGGTGTTTTCGCTCTTGCAGTCAGGAATGATTCACTTACTTCACTGACTTCCACAGATTTGGATTACTCTGCTATAGCGGTAGATAATGCGGGTCGAATCAAAATCGATCCCGGCACTACTGCAACCTCTCTCGGTAAACTTGAGGATGCTGCTCACACCACAGGCGATCTTGGTGTTATGGCACTTGGAGTGCGTGCTGACACTGCTGCGTCGGCTACTGGCACTACAGGAGACTATTCATTTTTTGCCACTAACTCCTTTGGATCTCTCAAGATTGATGTCGATAGAACATTCCAACGCTCCGCTGCCGACTGTTTACTGAAAGCTGAAGATGCGGCTCACGCATCCGGTGACGCAGGAGTTATGTGTCTCGGAGTTAGGAACGATGCTAATGCGGCGTTTTCTGGTACAGACCTCGACTATACCCCAATGGCTGTCACCTCTGCCGGTCAACTGAAAATTGGTGAGGTCATCCCCGGAACTGCCGCAACTGCTCTCGGTAAAGCGGAAGATGCGGCTCATACCACGGGAGATACTGGAGTGTTCACACTTGGGATCCGTAATGATGCTAGTGCTGCACTTACCTCGACTAACCTTGACTACTCAGGAATTGCCGTCGATTCTGCGGGTCGTACTAAAACGGTTTCGGAAGCGACAGCAGACCAGAACGGAACTGAAAACTATAAGAATCTTGACCTCGATGAAGTCGGGTATAACGTGAAAGGGTCTGCCGGTCAGGTTTACGGGTGGACGATAACAAACAAAGGAGCCTCTGCACGCTTTATAAAGCTCTATAATGTAGCTGGCGTTCCAGTCGTCGGGACCGATACTCCGTTTATGACGCTTACTGCTCCCCCTAACGTGCCACTCGAAAGGGATATCCCTGCCGGAATCAAATTTGCAACGGGTATAGGAATCGCCGCAACTACCGGTGTCGCTGATTCGGATACAGGCGCTCCAACTACAAACGATGTTCAGGTGAGTTTACAGTACAAATGATCTTTAACTTTAATATAAAATCTGTTTATACTCTCTGCGTTAACCTTTACGAAGCGATTTACACAGGAGTGTTATGAAACAATTCACCTATGCAGTCGACGTTAGTGCCCTAAAATTAAGCGATGAGGAAAAAGCACTCTTTGCTAAAGAGAATGGTAAGCAGGTATTTGAAAATATTCTTGCTCAGGCAATTAATCAGAAAAGTCCGCAAGGGATTCCGGGTCCGATTGGCCGTACTCTCGTTCGGATCCTTAATAAGCTTGATGCTTCTACAGACGGCAATATTCAACTAGAAGAAACTGAGTTCGAGTTCATTAAGGGATTTTTGATGAACGATGCTATCTTGTTTCGTCCAGCTCAGTATCGGTTAATCGCGCTCTATCAAGCTAATCTTGATGGAGCAAAAAGCATCTAATGAGTGACACTATGGTAGTTGACCATGCTGTGCTGGAAACTCTCTATCGGATTGATGAGCGAACTGCCAATCTTGCTCGCTCGCTTGATGAGGTGAAAGGAGAAATGAATGCCATGAAAAGCACAGTCGAATCGAACTATGTCACTCACACAGAATTTGAACCGATTAAGAGAGTAATTCTGGGACTCGTCGGACTTACTCTCGTTTCGGTTTTTACTGCGATTGTCGCGGTAGTCTTAAAACAGACGCACTGATGGATCCTGAATTTTTTGCGAAAGCTCGGAAAATGCTTGTTTCGGAAGAAGGTCTGCGTCACTCCCCTTATTACGATCAGGTCAATAAACTCACCATCGGAATCGGCCATAATCTTTCCGATGTTCCCCTCTCCGATGCTGCTGTGAATCTTATCTTTCAAGAAGATCTCGAAGCTGCTCTCACTTTCGCTATGCGGCTTTTCACTCCAGAAGAATTTCATTCATGGACTTTGAGTCGACAACTTGCCGTCATTAATATGATCTTTAATCTCGGAAACCAAGGATTCTCTCGATTCATCCAAACGATTATAGCGATTAAGGATGAGAACTGGTTGGGAGCTTCACTTCACGCTCTTGATTCGGACTGGGCGCGGCAGGTTCCTGAGCGTGCTGTGAGAGTCACTAAAATGTTACATGACGAAACTTTTCCCTACGCCTAGGAGATCTCTATGCTTACTGGTCAAGACATGCTTGGGCTTGCTCACCCCCTGTTTCCCGTAAAGAAAGCAGCTAAACAGATGCGTTCGGGTAGTGCTTTTGGTGTTTTTCTTGATAAGACCTTCGAGAAAACTGACGGTGATGCCGTCAAAGCAGTTCGACAATTTATAAAATCTGCGGAAAAGGAGGACATTTCAATTGCTGCAATTCGCTTCCAAGGACATTGGCATAATGATCATGTCATTGCGCCCGTGGATAAGGTTCAAGTAATCGCAAAACGCGCAGAAAAGATCGCGGTCGATTTTCCTCACATCGCCTGTTACTTCTCGCATTCTTGTGAGTTTAACGAACAGAATAAAAAAGAGATCGGAAAGAGGATCCGAGCGATTGAAAAATACTCCCCTCACTGCATCCCCGTAAATAATCCTTGGCAGGGTGCCTTCTTCCCCGGTGTAATCAACGAGACTCACTATGGTCACAAACAGCCACCAGCGCCCTATATTACCTCATGGGATGGACTTAATTCCTACGACTACGGCGACATTAATAAATGGCACCAACAGCATTTTGGTGCCGTGATTCGATTTATGTGGGGTCTGCGATACAACCTTCGTGAAGTCACTAAACCCGGCGATCCTCCTTACCCGCCACCGCTACAAAGAATCGCGGCACCTTCCCCTGAATACTGCGCTGCTCTTATTAGACTAGGGGGTCGCGAGGGTAATCCCCCGCTTGCCTTTCCAAACGCCAAACCCATTGTAAAACCCTTTCTTTACAAGACATTCTCGGAAGACCACCCCTTTGAAGATCAACCTTGGGAAAACAAACCCGTTTTAATCGTGGAGGGGAACGTTCCAACTGCTGATATCGTCGACTGTAATAGCGCCTTGGTGGCTAAATTTGGCAATGGTGGAGACTTTGTGGACGGTCTGCACCGATACTACTCCGGTCGTGGCGGCAGTGGATTCTGGGGCTACCAGATTGCTCAAAAGGCATTAAAACAATCAGGCAGTGAGTTTTGTTGGGCTAAGGTCGGAGCTAAATTATACGGACCGTTCAACCCTGCTTTTCGGCGAGGATACTTCCTTTAATGAGTGTGAATGATCGAACCCGTCGCGGGTCTACTTCTCTCCCTTCCGTCATTCAACTTTCGAGCTATACTAACGGCAACATCCCTGAGTTAAAAAGGAGATCGCAAATGAACGGATCGAAAGGTGTACTTACTTCACTCGGTTGTACGGGAAGTTTGGTAGCTTTTTTCACCTCTGCCGCTACCGCTATGGAGCATTTCGGGGTTCTCCCTCTCGGCTCTACCCCAGCCATCGTCGGAATCGTCTGTCCGGTCGTAGGTAGTTTCATGGGGTTCTGGGGTCGACTTCGAGCGAAAAAGACCATTAAGGGTATCGTATAGTCTAGGAATCAGGGTCTTTCAGGTTATATCGTAGCCAAGTTTGAATCGAGTCAGCAAAATCTCGTTTCGTTTTATTGATTAATCCTACGTTTTCTTTTGACATTTCAGGAAACTCTGGAGGTCGGTCCCGTTTCAAACTGTCGTTAAGAATCTTAATAGTTTCAGTTAAATACTGGTCGACCTTAACCAACGCTTGACGGCGTGTTTTTGCTTCCTCTTTACGCTCCAGTCTCACTTTCTGCCCTCCGTTTGTAAAAAAATTGTCATCGCCTTGTCTACTTTTTGTCTTACTGGGTAGTTTTCCATGCATGAGCACTTTTTTATCTTTGGGCATATCGAGTCAGATGATTTTCCACGTGGAACAGTTTCGACAACCACTGTTTTATGGATTGAATCTAATGACATGAGAAAAATCCCTACAACGCAGACGGCAGCAATCAAAAATACCAGCCAGTCACTTCGTGTTAATCCCAGAACCACCCTCCAAACGCTCTTGCCACTCCATAGTAAACATACGCCTTCACCTTCAAATACCGACTCTTTCGCGCCTCTGCTATACGAATCATGTCATTAAAAAAATCTCGGTCAACCTCTCGCCGCTTCACGGGATCTCGTTTCTCCCCTGAAAAGAGGTATCGGTTGTCGTGTCGCCGACATGCTTGATAAAACGGATCATCTTCGTGGGTCGCAATAATTGAAGATATCCCACACCCTTCGAAGTCTTCATCGCTGTTTCGCTTTGCCATCCTTCGATTTTCGATGCTTGTCAGGCGTATTGCAAGTAGCCCAATGGGGCACATACCCGCGTTCCATCGGTGCTGGATCCTTAAGCAATACTCCATTGAAGGTAACTAGGTGTCGGATCCCTTCTGGTAAATCATTCGCCATTAATACTTTCGCATCACACGGCATAATCCCGCCCGACTTCATACGGACAAAGGTCAGCGGCGCCCCGCAACTTTCACATAGACGCATCTTCCACCTCTATAAAAGTGCCCGTTGGTTACGTCCGGGCCAGACGGTGCGTTTTCTAGATTGATCTTGTAGGAGGCCAATAGAAAAACGCACAAAACTTCCTTACAGGTTCATCTTTTCCACTGTACCCTGCGCTTCCTTCGCCGCTCGCTCTTTAATCCGATCAAATTCCTTATCCTTACTCAAGATCGGCGATACCGTTGGAGCTACTTGCGTCTCAGGAATCACTGCCTTTGTTTCAACCACTTCCGGTTTCGTCTCATGTTTTGCGGGAATCGGTTCAGGTTCCGGCTGACTCGTCTCTGGCATCTTAAATTTCAACTCCTCTGGGGTCTCAGGGAGTGCTGCCTGAATCGCCCCCGTAACATCAATAATGTTCCCTTTCCGCTCGGATCCGGCCAATTCCAGTTGGTTATCTAGATCAATTGCTTGCTGTAATTCAACACTTTTCGGCACCCACTTCGCCGCTTGTTTGAACAGAGTCTTACATGCCATAGCGTCATAGTCATCGGGATTCGTGTTCCACGGGGAAAAATCCGACCCCGACGCTTTCGACCTCCCCTTTATCCGGTCTACAAAGTCCATTCCTCTTACCTCGAAGTGATGACCGTATGCAGTTTCGATCACGGAATAGCAGCAAGTTCGCTCTCCTCGGTCTTCGCCAAGGAACGGCTTGTGCTTCAAATACTTCGAGGTTCCTTTCGAAAAGTCGAAGTCATCTTTCTCATACACTACTGCCGCTTGCACATCTCGCACGAATCCAGAGTTGAACGCTAACTTCACTAACCCTTGGTACATCGGCATAAAGGTCGCTTCGTATTTGCCGGTTTTGTTGTTTCGAAACGGAACGTACGCGCACTGCTGTATCGGCCCCGGATATAACTTCATTTCACAACTCGTCATAATGCATTGAGCAAAACTCTCGAACGTACATTGCAAGAGTTGTGGAGATTTCGCCGCGACGTTTAGAGCAAGCAAGAAGATTTTCCTTGCGCTCTCTTCGTCACCGCAGAGATTTTTCAACCGCTTAAAATTATCTCGAAACCAATTTGCCGCGAGATCGTCAAAGCCTAACTTCGTCATTTTAGCTCCAGCTTTCGCCAGATCTTGACTCAATTTTGCATTTGGATTGTTCATAGTAGCCTCCTACTTTAAGTTAATTAAACTAAAACGAGATCATTTCTGCAACTGGGATGTGAACCATCGGTTCAACATCTTCAAAGTCTCTTCTCTGTACTGTCCGACCGCCCCACCTTAAACTAATCACGTTGCTTTCGTTTACTCGGTAAAACCTATCCTCATTGTTCCATCGTACTGCGATTATTGCAGCATTGCCGCTTGTAAATGCTTTCAGCTTCAGCTCTTGATACTTGGAGTATGAAATCATGTAGGTGTTATATTGCAGAACGCAGCAATTTCGAATCTTTATTTCTAACCACGCCACCACCTGATCTTCTCTCACCGCTGCAAAGTCAATCTTGTGCGAGATAGGAAGTTTTTTTAGCTCACAATTAAATCGCTCCTGAATTTTCTGAGCAAACTCCGTCTCTCTCGAAAGATGATCGGCTGTTTCGTAAAGCGGTCGCATTAGTTCAACCTCAGATTCGACTCGTTCGATTGCGGCCATCGGTCCAGTATAAACTGAACGTCGTCTCTCAGGTCAAGTTTCCAGATGAGCCACAACACCACTGCAATCCGAAGACGGTGACTTACCTCTAACAACATACCTGAAAACGTATCGGCTATTTTGAAAATAGTTTCCTGCTGCACCTTCTCACTCACAAATCTCTCCTGTAATATCCAATTCATCCCCGATAACTCGTAAGATTCGATGAAACTCCTTCAGTGTGCGAATTGCGCACTCCTTTGGTTTCTGATTCAACCACGACTCTACTTCCTCCCAACTACAGTCTGACAAGCATCGATTGAAGAACTTCCCGTCCCTCTCCACTCGAATGAAAGTACTGTCTAGCTGTCGCTCCTTCATTGGCCTTTATGTCCCTCAGTCGCCTGAGTTTTTGGATTTCTCGTGATTCATACTTTCAGCAACCGTTCGCACCTCAATATCTTTATTTTCTAGGTAAAGCTCGATATACCGCTTTGCCTTCAGAATATCGACTGCCTCATCTTCCCCTAATTTCTTCCCGGCTCTGTCAAGATATTTGATTGCATTACCAAGGCAAAATCCTCTTAACAGTCCAGCACCTTTCATAAACTTTAGGTTAAACTCGTTATAGTGCGACGGTGATATTTTCTGTGTTGTCATGGTTTTACACCGCTTTCAGCCTTAGAATTTGGATTTCTCAGTCCGATACCCGTTTAGTCTACCAAAGAGATAGGCGGCTATCGCAGACCTAGGCCAAAACGCCGGAATCGTACTGCCGCCTCGTTCGTCCGGCTTCTCGTTAGTTGTCATAATCAGTCTACTTCCAACATCGGCAATAATTTTTGAGGCATTCGACCGCTTTCCTGTGCGGCTATTAGGGCCGGAACTGCGTGCGTCGAAAGCCTGTTTCCATCAGGCATTACGATATCTGACAAAAATTCTTCCTCGAAAGTTTTAAGCCCACATGCAAGTACCTCGAATTTCGCTTTAACGGTGAGAAGAAGCACTCTATAGCGCCTGCGGGTTTCTGTTTCATTCGAAGAAAGCGGGATTTCCATACGGACCTGCCATTGCTTGTAGAGAAAGGCGATAAAAGCTTTCTTCCCATCCTCTCCGACCATAAATCCATGCGCACCATAACGCTTAATAGCCTCGGCAATCTTTTGTTGAGAGCGAGAAACCGGAACATTGGTGCCTTGTGCGAATTTACTCATTCTCCCCCGCTAATTTATCCAGTGCCTCAACATTCTCAAAGCCAAGTAGAGGTAAGAAATAATATTTCATCAGCTTTGTGTGTCCGATGATTTCAAGTGTCGCTCCGCGAACACGCCGATAGAACCAATATGCGGCGGAGGCGTGGGCAGCGTCGGCAGCGTCGCCGCTGCCGCCGACGACGTAGGCGGCGGCAGTGTCGGCGACATAGGCGTAGGCGTAGGCGGGTTGATCTACCCAGCGCCAGAACTTAAGAATCCGCGTAGTTTCTACACCTAGAATCTTTTCGGGATTTTGCAGTACGTCCTGCGGGCAGCCATCATTCTTATCGTTTACGTGCCGCAAGAGGACAGAATGAGTAATTGAGATATTTAGCAGCCTCGCCACTTCCCTATCGGCTATATATTGTTTCATTGTTCTGAGCTCTTCGTCGGATTTCCCGGCTAGTCGCAACACATCACCTTGAGCGCAGCAGCACCCATTTTTGTCTATGAGGCATCCCCTGAACAATGGCCGCTCCGCTGAGTCCCAGCGTCGTACGATTTTCTCTATAGTGATATTTTCGTTATTCATACCCCTCCTTTAGTTGCTCGATTAATATCCCTAGCTGGTGGTTCTTCCCGTACACGTACGGAAGTTCGAGGATAGCTTTCAGCTTCTCCAACACCTTCGCCTTCATCCGCTCTGCTCCGCGCTGCTCGCCCCAAGCGGCACCGGCTCGAAAAGATCGCATCATTTCAAATTCTAAATGCCCCTGAAGTGGTACAAAAACTCCTTCTGGGAAACATTTCCATGGATTAACAAACATCGATGCCGCCTCGTTAAGATCCTCCGCTGATTTCTCTCGGTCGCTCGTTACGGCTCCTTGCTTGTTCATTCTCTTGCGTCCTCCATCTACTATCTAATTGCGATAGTGCTAGATCTCTTTCTTTAACTACGGTTGTCAGTAAGTGGTCCTTTGTCGACATCTCTGTTTGAAATATAGGATGATTGTAGATATCTGCTGATGTAATTTTATTTTGTACAAGTCTTTCGTACTTTTCCTTCCAGTAAAAAATTTTCCCTTCTACTTCTCTTTTGGCTTCGGAGCTATATTTAATCCGTAATTTTCTTATCGCTTCTTTTACGGTTACTTTGTGGAGTATCGCGCTTTGTTGTTTTGACATTAATGTTTTCAGTCTTTTATTCTCGCGCCGTGATTTCCTTGCAATCTCTTTGTATGTTTGTTGTATTGTAGTGTTTTCGTTTTCGAGTGTCGCCTCTCGCCCTTCAAGCCAAGCGAATTGTGCGCTTATTTCTTTAAGTAATTTGATAGTGCTAAGTTTTTCCATAATCACCCTAAGTCCCTGATTCTTGGTTAGAGGGAGAGTTTGGGTCGACTGAAGATCGTTCGTCCTGAGTCAATTGTAACCGCCGTTCTTGTGTCATCCCCATTTCCATCTACCTACGAATTACTCGTTTTCAATATTAGAGCGACTACTATCCAAACACATCCAGTCATTGGCTGCCCTCCGGCGCAGAAAATAGCACCACTAATTAAGAAAGCCTGAGCATCGCTCATTAGTTCCTTCTCCACGCCTTTGACAAAACCGCCTCTACTAAGTCACTGACGCTCGTTTCTTGCCGGTCAGCTTTCTCTCTCGCCGTTCGCTTCAATGCTGGAGTCACCCAGATTGTCATCGGCAATTTTTTTGTTCGTTTCACTTTCTTCATTTTGGTTCTCCCTTAAAATTAACTCCTTTTGAGGATCAGACCAGTCATGCGCTCTTACGTAATCGAGTGCTTCCTCTAAACTTCGACATCCCGAACAATTCTCCCTGTTCGCTGCTCTTTCTCGCACCACATCCCACAATCCGTCAGGACGCTTGGTAATAACGATTCGTACTAATCTAGTCATATTTCAATTATGTATATCAACAATGGTCACTCTCTCGTCTGGCCCTACATCATTTAAAGCGCTCCAAAAATTCTGAATCCAGTTAGGATCTTTCACAAAGATTTTACCGTCCCATGTTTCTTTTTCAATCCAACCCTCTCCCTGAAGAAAACACAGAGCGCGCCAAGGTCGGTGTACTCGATTGTGATAAACTTCAAAACTTTCTCCCTGTAAAGGTTTATACTCTTCGTCGCAGTATAGCGTCTTTTTTACCTCATCAGTCATGAGTTGACAGTCATGCCAGAACATTTCATTCTCATGTCGGATCTCTAGATCCATTCCTGCGAAGTCGATTTCTTTTTTTAGAAGAGAGTCGTACCAACCGGGCTTGCGAGATAACGGAGCTGCCCCAATAAAACCACTCGGGTGTGAGTGTGGCAATCGAGGACCAACGGTTCCAGATTCAGCACCGGGGATTGCTTTTAAATTAGTTGTCCACCGCCCGCCGATTTCATACCAATCCCATTTCCCGTTAGGATTCCTATGATATTTCTCGCTGCCCTCTTCATACTCTTCAACTTTCAGATGCTTGCTGAATGGCGCTAGAAGTTTCTCGACATCCTCTCCGATAACAACAATCTTGTAATGCATTTCTAATCCCTTGAATTAGTTAAATCCGTAAAACAAACTCATTCCTTCACCACTCCCCAATTAACATCCTCGTAATTCTCAAACGCCAACACCGGCACTCGCTCCGTCTCACCTTTTTTTCTCAATACCCTTCACCCACCGCGCAGCTAAGACCCCTCTTTCCGTCCCAACTCCCGCTCGGTAGATAGCGCGGTCTCGTTCATCCGAGACCGCGCCTTTTCAATCTTCTGTCGCTTGGCTAGTTTCGCCCTACGCTTCGCTCTGGCTGCTCGCTTCTGTTGGTTCATTGTCCTTCCTTGTCAACCAAACCCTATAACTACCGTCCAGTTCTCGTGCCATGACTCCACTGAAACCAAGATAGCTGAGTTTCCGAAATGCCCTTAACACTTTGGCTCCCTGCTGATAGTTCTCCGTTTTTACCGAATCCCCCGGCGACATTCTTGCTGCCATCAACAAAATATCCTGAGTAGCTTTCGACATTTTGCGGTTCGGTGGTATCGGCACACCCTTTTCAATCTGTAATTCCATTTAATTTCCCTCCGGTAAATCAAGCACTGCTCTTAATATCGCTCTGTTACGACGAGACTTAATTGCCAACTCAAGCAACTCGAAGATTCTCTCGGCTGGCGACTCCGCTTGCAGCAACGAAATCTTCGCGCCTTTGTCCGTCTCACTTTTCACTATAATACTAAGCTCGATAAGGTGGATTCTCGACCGGCGAACTTCATCCGGTTCCGGCTGGTCGCCCTTAAACATAGCGATCTGGTCTTCGAGTTTTTGCTCCGCAGCTTCCGCTTTCTCCTCCGAGTTGCTCATCCCCTTTGGCGGGTGGTCCATGTCGGGTGGAATATCGTCAAACGGTTCACTTCTCATCTTTCTTTTCCTCAATTGTTTTAAGGTTAAATTTTAAATGGCTCCCAGCCTTCACTTCATGCGCGGCCCGGTTAATCTGCTTGACGTTCACCAAATATTTACCTACAACCCCAGTACTCGCCGGTCCCAGAACTTGGATCAGTTTCGCTTTGATATTGTTCCGCACCTCCTCATACTCTCGCGCCACTTTACTTGCCTCGGAGTAGGATTTGTCAAAACTTGCGTACTGCTCGCATACTTCTAGCAGCTCATCGGGTAGCGTGATGGTCTCGTCTTTTCGTTCGTACAGTTTTTCCAGCAACTTCAAATCACTTCCGCTCGCATCCGGTGGGACATCTCGTCTTACTAAATCACAAAACACTGCCGCTTTCTCATACATCTGAGTAAACACTTCCTTGTCAAACTTTACTTCGGGAGTAAAAAACTCGTCGGGATTCCCTCCAACGAGACCGGCAACGTGACCCCACTCCCGCTCTCCGACTCCCATTTGCCAGATAATTTGCATCAATGCCGACCGTGGTGGCGCTTCGTCCGACCAATATTGAATCGACCGGTAGCTGGTGTTCTTGCACTCCAGAACTCCGTCCATCGCTGTACCGGTCAATATTAGGTAGTCCGGGGTAGCAATAGCGTCAGGATACTGGTCGTTTGTCCAACACATTTGCGCTGGGAACACTTTCTTGCCGGTTCGCTTTTCAAATAACTGCGCGATAATCGGCTCCATCTTGGTTCCAAGCCACATGAAGTCATTGCCCTCTTTTGATTGTACCTTCCCTGTTTTTCTCGCCCACAATTCAAGAGGAGTTTCGAAAGGGTTCAGCCCGAACAACGTACAGACTTCACTGGATCCGATTCTCTCGCCCCTGAATTTTTTCCACGCCAATTCTACCGGCCACTGTTCGATCACGCTCTGCACCCCTCTACATATTCGTCTGGCGAACTATTCGATTGCCACTCCTCAAACACCAACACCTCGCATGGAAATCCTTTTCGAAGTCGTTCTTTATTGTTTAAGTCACTTTTTGCAATCAAGGCATACAACTGACAGTGGAAATTTGTCCCGTTTGCTGTCTGCCAGATGTAAAACTCAAACTTCGCTCGTCGGTACTCCTCTCCCGCTTTCATCTCAATACCTCCATCTTAAAATTCCGTTCCACTCCAACACTCCTTGACCTATGTATAGTATCGTAAAAAGTATCACTGCCCACGCCACTACATCCGGCCATTTACTTGCTTCTTCTTGCTGTCTCATTTTTACCCTCCTACAAATTAGTGGCCGTTATTTCCGACACGGCCAAACGGAGTTGTTTCGAGGAGATCATCTAGTTCACGCTCACCTGAAATTTGGCGATAATTCCCTTCAACTTCGGAGTCGCTACTACTACAAAACCGTCTTGCCGCTCAATCAGACCTGCGCTATCGAGCACTGACAAAATCTGCTTGAACTGGTCAAGGTCAACTTTTTTCATCACTCCTGCGTAAAGCACACCCTCCGGCGCATACTCCACTTCCGCAATTGTCATTGCAATTGCATTAGCTAACTGACGTAATTCTTGATTTTCCATTTTAGCCTCCTACATTAAGCTCTAAGATTCCCTAAGCTAGCGCATCGGAACGCATCGTGCAAGATTTTTCCGCATCGATTTCAAAAAATCCTTGCTCTCTGAGGTTCCGGAACCATGTCTCGCAGAAGTCCTCCAACCCCGGCGACCGTTTATCGGTGTGGATAAACTCCTCACATCCTGCATAATCATTCCTAAAATACCTTGGAATTGCCTCCCTTCGGTCATCATCGACCGTGAAAACTACTTCAGGATCCCGCATCGCATCACCATTTTGCTCTCCATAATGGCAAAGCGACTTAGCTGGCAATAGGTTCCCTTCGTCCGGGTGGCAATAGTCGACTCTCTCGATTACTAATGCCATGTATGGCTCACTCTCTACTCGCCGATAGGTTCGTCTACCGGGTAACAACTCATCTAGGTATCGATAAAAGCGTTCGTATCGTTTCATTTTTCCTCCTACATTAACCGAGTTAATCCCGATCTTTGACCGCCCCTCAAGACGGTCAGGGAAGGGACTAATAGTTGGCTCCACCACCCGGCCCGACACCGAAATCTCCGTTACCGAAAATCTCAGCTTCGTCCATCATGTGCTGGAACTGCGCTCTATTCCTTGCTTCGTATGCCGAATCCTTTGGAATCACCCTCACCAAAGTGAACCCGCGCTTCTCAAGTGATTCCAACTCCTCTGGGGTCTCGGTATCCTTCACAACGTATTCAATTCGGTCAGGTCGAAACGCTTGGAAAACTCCTGCCGTGAATGTTCCATTCAGATTCGTGATTGCTTTGCGATGTGCCAACCACGCCCAAGTCTCGCCGACCTTAAAGTCGCGTGGGATTTGATGCAGTCGTCGTGAGATGCCCAACTCAGCCGCCTCTTTCATAAAGGCATCTGGAGTTGCGTAAAACTTCTCGCCAATCCACAACAACCCCACCCGCTCCGGTGGTTCATTAAATGGACAGAGAATGTCGGAGCAAGTCCTGCCTTGCAGCAACGGCTTCGGGTCTATCCATGTCCAGCCGCGTGTCGGATGGATTCCTGCGTGGCAGGCCGGACATACGGTTAATTCTAGCGGAAAGAGATCGCAGTGTCGGAACGATCCGCCCGATACGAGATACTTTCCTCCACCCTTGCGGAATCCGCATCCGCGCTTTGATTCAACTCTTGTTTCAATGTTCATTCGGCCTCCTACAGTCGAATTGTTAATCAATATTCAACGAACGTAGCTCTCTTCAATTAGAGAGTCAAATAAAAAGCGCATCGTTAAGACGATGAATTTCAAGCTAAATTCCTCCCTTCTTATATTTTATTTCGCCCGACCGGACTCTCTCCACATCTTTATCGAAGAATCCCAACTGTTTCGGGTTCAGTCGGTCATGTTCATCCACTATGAATTGATTCACGTTCCGTCCTTTTGCTCTCCCTTCCGGCTGATGATAGCAAAACGCTTCGTCTGGTATCGGTTCATTCATCGCGGCGCATTCGTCAATAACCGACTTAACTTCCGCATCCGATATGGTCTTCATCTGGTATCCGAGACAGATCGCATTATCAGCATCCCGCGACTTCGGAGCACTCGCTAAAAGAATCGCGGCCTTTGTAACAAACAACCTCCCCTCTCCCCGGTCTTTTTTCTCGTATCGGCGATATGCATCATACAGTGCGTTAACTTCCTGAGTTACGAGACCTGCTACATCCTCCGCTGAGATAATTGTCAATCGTTTCCAAACATACTCCGTATAATTCGAGTCATACATCTCAAGAGCAAAGTAACTCGCCAGTCTTGCGTCACCTTTCCTGATACACTTCTGTAAAGCAGAGACTACCAGCCTTAACTTGTAGCTCCTGCGTGTCATCATCTCATTATACATTTAACCTCCGATCTGAAGTCTCTTACCGCCATCGCTCGTAATCCCGTTTGCTCTCAAGCTAATATTGTTCGCGGCTTCCTTTCCTGAATTAAATGCTGCTTGATCTGACACTGAGTTTCGAGTGTTTCGCGATCTTAAATGGATACCCTGATCTCTTAAGAAACGCTTCGCTTCCTTCGCAGCTTTCTCGTAAACTGGAGCAAGGATCAGCGCCTTGCCGGTCTCGTCTTTGATCTCGTTTTTCTTGGCCCGATCTATCTCCTCTTTCACTCTCTGACTAATCCGGTGACTAAATCCTAGTTTGAAGGAAGTAATCATCTTCCACCCCCACCCTTGCAGGCGGTCTTAGAAAGATTTTGCGCTAGTGGGATGATATAACCCACAATTGCTTTGGTTACTGCAATGTTTGATGCTCGACCTACGAGAATATAGTGTTTCTTGGCTTTTCCTTCGACCAGTAAATTTTGAGAGTAGGTTTCAGTAAAGTATAACTTGGCAATTGAAGCCCAGATTATATCTTGCCAACTCTGCCGGTTAGTCGCTTCACATTTTTCACTCTCAACTTCTTCCGGGGTCTCTTGCGCTGTCTCCACATCGTCAAGAGTCAAATTATGCTTGGCGAGAATCTCCTGCGCCAGCCGCATTGCGGTTTGCATCTCTGCTTCCGTTCCACCGCGTTTTGCAAGAGCTAATACTTTTTGAAGTTTACTGAGTAAGTCTGGGTTCATCTCGGCCTCCTACAGTCGAGTTAAGTTAATCCGACGATATCAAAGTCCTTTATGTAAATCAAGTATCTTTTCTTAACGGGTAACGCGAATAATTAACCGCTCGCAAGTCTCTCTCTGTTGAACTTCGAGAAACTTTCCCCACTTCCTTTTTAAGTACCGAATTTCCTCCAATTGCTGCCCTCGCTCACGATTTGCACTATTCCCGCCTTTAGTATCCCACCGTCGGAATATAAAGCCGTAACGATTATCGCCCCAAACGAACCGGTCTTTCAGTAAAGTTTGAAGAGAATAGTCGACATCCTCACCCCTGCTTCTTAGAAAACTATCATACTTGAACTTTCTGCCTATGAATCCGATTGCTCCTCCGAACCAAGTGCATAGATTGAATGGCTTGTGAGGAATGAACTTTCGAACATCGGCTGTTTGATGGAATCCGAATAAACTCGCCCCCGCTTCAGCCGCGCACAATGCTGTTCTTGCTACAATCGCTTTCACATCTGCCGGATCTCGGTAGCTTCGATATTTCATCCCCACTATGCTGATAAAATTTTTCATATCATCGTCAATCATCACGACCACTTCGCTATCTATATTGTCCAGCATCCATTGACGTTTCGGCCCGATACCTTTCAGCGTGTCGGGATGTAGCAATAAATTATTGGAAACCTTTCGATAATCGTCTCGCTGAGATTCGGCCACACATACAATCGCCTCCGGGAAAAATTTCAACGTATGAGATCCGATCATGTCGGCTCGGTTGTGACTCGGAATCGTAAATCGAATTTCACTCATTCCCTTGCAACCTCTGGATTGCTTTTCCCCCATCGATAACCCTACCTAATCCGATCTTATGCTTACCGTGAGGAATCGGAGTTTTCACTTTTTGGATTTTCAGTAAGTCGCAAGCCGCCAAAAAGTCCTGATCTGTTTTAAACATTAAAACAATATAATCATAATGCTCAAAAGCTTGGAGATCCATCTCTGGGATTTCTTTATCCTCCTCTGTCACTTCCGTTTGGTCGTCATCTGAGTCGGGATCCCCTAACTTGTCACTATGCCGGGTTACCAGTTCTCTGAGCCATAAACTATCAGTCGTAAAATGTTCTGCTAGTCTCTCGTAACTTCCGGCATCGGCTCCGGCTGCTGCTCCCAGTGGGTCCAAGGTCGCCAGTGCCTTTCGTTCGTCCTCTTCGCTTAACTCGACATAAGTGACCGGCACCTCCGTTTCTCCTCGCTGGATTGCCAAGGCTACGCGCATGTGCCCGTCTACGATTCGTCCTGTGGTTTTGTTTACGATAATTTGAGCGATCCAGCCCAGCTCTTTCAAGGTGTCGTCCATTGCCTTACTTTGCTGTTCTGGGTGGAGTCGCCAGTTGTCAGGATTAGGAACTAGCGTTTTAGGATCTACCCTGTCGCTGCCTACTATTCGATTCTGCCACTTCGTTTTATTAGTCATAACACTCACTACCTTAAACCGTTACATCCCTACCTCCCAATTTCGCGGGTGTGTGTTCGAGGGTCGGGTCGCGGTTATTCCGAAACTTACTTTAAGATACAATATCCCCCTCCCTACTTAACAACTTACTACTTACCACCAGCCAGCCTACCAGCAACTAACTTACTACTTGATGACTCACTCTGACGCTTTCTGTCATGGCACAATGCGCACAACGTCTGAAGATTCATTTGGTCTAACATCGGACCGCCCTGCTTAATTGGTGTGATATGGTCGACAACGTAACCCGCCGCCCCACATAACGTACAAAGAGGGTTCCGAGAAATGAACCAACATCGTAATCGTCGCCATGCTGGTGTGTGATAAAACTCTGATGATTCATCCTTCAGATCCTCTCTCGCTCTTGATAGTTCTCGTTTGTGTTCTCCACAGTAATGATCCCCCGACTTGCAGAAGTTCGGACATCCCTGTCTTCCACATGGCTTCATTGGTTTCCAAGGTGACATACCTGACTCTCTGCTAGAAATGTTTTCAGTGTGTCTTTAACTTGAGCAAATGGTCGAATGATTATCTTGGTGAAGTCGCATTGAATCCCTAGGCGTTGCCAAGTGATCCCGTATGCATTCACATAGGTATCATCCTCAATCAATCCAATTCCCCACGTTCTCCCTTTCTTCTTGTGCTTAGGTTCTAGCCAGTCCTTAATTGATGCGATCCCGTTATCCTCATCGAATCGCGCAGATCGTGGTGCTAGGTATGCAATAAGAAAGATAGGTTCAGTTCGGTAGTTGATAATCGAGGGGCATTCCTTATGCCAGTGAGTGGTAAGTGCTTCTAACTTAGCCGTCACATCAGGGTTGATGAAATTCATACCCGGAATTTTAGCGTTCTTCAATGATGGTATTTTGGCTAACTCTCCATATAGTCGGATCTCGATCAGGTCTGGATTCGGTAGCGCTCCTTTAACATACAGATCGAGCTTGCTCTGTTCATAGAATATTCTGAAAGCCTCTGATTTTTTTAGCCTCACTCCATTTCGAATCATAATCCCTTTTGAGTGAATAGATCTGGTCTGATTTTCTTCCGTGACACTCCCGTAATTTGTTCAATTTTAATCGCTACTAACGCGGGGCAGTTATGGTGAAGGTAGTAGGAGATTGCTGGCTGCGATACTCCTAATTTCTTTCCTAAATCTTTCTCGGATCCTTCTCTTTGAATTGCCTCTTCGATCCCTTTATTTTTGCCTCTCCTCATTCTCTGAGCATAAAAGATCTTGATATGTCGAGAAAGCTCGAATTACCAGTGAAGTTCGGTATGAATAAAATACACTTCCCAGCGACGGAAGAAGATTGGAGTGAATTGCCTACTTGAAAGCCGCCGGATGAATGGCAGGGCTTGGGCCTTTTAATTTGGCCCGCCCAGCCATCACCGGCTAAGTGCAAATTAGATACGGCAACGAAGAATGAGGGGGTACTTAGGGGGTTTTCCCCGATCCGTGTCAAGTATGAAAATTTTGCGTAGTATAAGTAGTTGATTTTATAGCTATGCAATTTTTGCATAGCTGAAATATGGTGTTTGTCAATCAATGTCTCGCACCTAAAATGGTCATTCGGCGTCCTATTATGTCGATGCACGATAGCTGTTCTAAAATCTGGTAAAGCCGTGATCTGAATCATTGTGTATCTTTAAGTGCCTTAAAGTAGGTCAATTCTCTCGTTAATTCGTCCATTTGAACTATTCTAAACTTCGATCTACCCCATTATCGTGCATCGACATAAAATCATCTTATGAAAGGTCGGAAACCTAAGCCAACTGTGCTGAAACTGCTCGCCGGGAATCCCGGCAAACGCGCAATCAATTCCGTTGAACCTCAATATGAGGTGTTAGGAGTCAAAGAGCCGCACGTTTTACTTGAGGAAAAAAACGAAATTGCTCGCTCTGAATGGGTTCGGGTTGTCCCGCTCTTAGTGGCCTCTGGAGTAGCGAAAGACATCGATTCGGTTGCGCTACTTGCCTACTGCCTAGCCTATCAGCATTGGTACAAAGCCGAGGAATTGGTCCGTATTCATGGTCCCTTGATTCGAACGTCTGCCGGGTGGCTTACAACCTCCCCTGCCATGCGTCTCGCCGACGCTCAACTCTCAAAGATGCGTGAATTTCTCTCCGACTTTGGTATGACTCCTACCTCTCGCGTCAGAATCAAATGCGATCTTCCAGCATCACACACTGACGAATTAGAGGAGTATCTGAAACGTGGGAAATCAGCTTCCTGATATTGAAGAAGCTCAAAATTACGCTCGAAAAGTTGTAGCTGGAGAAATCCCTGCCGGAAAACTCCTTCAACTCTCATGTAAGCGCCATCTTGTTGACCTCCAACACGCCCCTTCCCGTGGATTCGAGTTCGATATCGGAGCCGCTACCCACATTATTAAATTTTTCCACTTCCTCTATCACTCCAAGGGAGAGTGGGCTGGTAAGGAATTTTTCCTCGAACCGTGGCAGAAGTTTCTCCTCGCTTACACATTCGGGTGGATTAATAAAGCTACTGGGCTTCGGAGGTTCCGAACCTCGTATAATGAATTACCTCGCAAGAGCGGCAAAAGCACTATGGCCGCCGGAGTCGGTCTATATATGTTTTTTGCTGACGGTGAACCCGGTGCTGAAGTCTACGCCGCTGCTACGAAGAAGGACCAAGCTCGAATCGTTCATTCGGAAGCTATTCGCATGGTTCGCTCATCTCCTAAATTAATGAAGCGAATTAATATTTTTCGGGATAATTTACATGTCACGCAAACTGCCTCAAAGTTCGAGCCACTCGGCGCTGATGAGGATACCCTTGATGGTCTCAATATCCACTGCGCCATTATTGATGAAGTTCACGCCCACAAAAAACGTGGCGTTTATGATGTTCTAGACACTGCAACTGGCGCTCGAAGACAGCCTTTAATATTCACAATTACTACTGCTGGGTTCGACCGGGAATCAATCTGTTGGGACTTACACTCACATGCTGAACGGGTTCTCATGGGGATTGTTCAAGATGATACATTTGCTGTCTTTATCGCTTCTGCTGATGAAGATGATGACTGGAGAGAAGAGATTACGTGGAAAAAAGCAAACCCTAATTTTGGAATTTCCGTCAAACCCGATGACCTTGCCCGAAAACGTGACGCTGCAATCTCCATGACTTCCTCACAGAACACTTTTCGCCGACTCCACCTCAATCAATGGACCGAGCAAGATGTCCGGTGGATATCGATGGATGTTTGGGATTCTATTACTACCCCTGTGAACCCGGATGAGCTTCTCGGTCTCGGTTGTTATGCCGGAATCGACCTAGCTTCTACGACTGATGTCGCTGCTCTTTCATTAGTTTTCCCTATGCTCGATGGTGCTGTGAAGATTCTTCCTTTTTTTTGGATACCCGAAGAAAACGCCATCGCCCGTTCCAAGCGTGACCGTGTAATGTATGACCAATGGATTCGGGATGGTCATATTTTTGCGACTCCCGGCAACGTTATCGACTTCGATTTTATCCGCAAAACTGTCAACGAACTCGGAGAAAAGTATCAGATCTTAGAGATAGCCATCGACCGATGGAACTCCACTCAATTGACTACGCAACTTCAGGGTGATGGCTACATGATGGTTCCGGTTGGTCAAGGTTATGCCACTATGTCCAGTCCATCGAAAAAACTGGAAGAATTGCTACTTAGTAAACGACTTCATCATGGCGGTCATCCCGTTCTCCGTTGGATGGCATCCAACGTAACTCTCGAACAGGACGCTGCTGGAAACATCAAGCCCTCGAAAGGAAAATCCCGCGAGAAGATCGACGGCATCGTCTCTATCGTAAACGCTCTCGGTAGGTTAATAATTAAACAGGACAATTCGGGATCCCCATACCTTGAGCGAGGCATAGTCACACTCTGATGAGAATATTCGGGTTTAATATTAAGCGAGGAGAAAAGAGAGCCGTCAACCAATCACTCGAAAGCTACGCTCTTTTCGGAAACTATAATAATTCTGCGTCCGGTATTCAGGTTACACCTCAATCCGCTATGACATCTAGCGCCGTTTACGCCTGTGTTCGTGTTCTAGCTGAAACAATCGCAAGTCTTCCTTTATTTCTCTATAAGCGACTTCCTGAAGGAGGAAAAGAAAAAGATCCCTCCCATTCTCTTTTTTACATACTGCATGACCAGCCCAATGAATACCAAACTTCGTTCGAGTTTCGTGAGATGCTTATGGGCCATCTTGCCCTACGCGGTAATGCTTATGCTCAAATTATGTTCAAAGGGGACGGGAAAATTGAAGCCCTCACCCCTCTTCATCCTGATTACATCAAGATGATTCGTCTTCCTGATGGTCGGTTTTTTTACCAGTACAGGGTTCCTAACGTCAACAAACAAATTAACCTCCGTTATGACGAAGTCCTGCACCTCAAGGGGTTATCTTCCGATGGTTGGGAAGGGATTTCTCCAATTGATACTTTACGAAATGCGGTTGGCTTAACTCTGGCCGCTGACGAACACGGCGCTCGCTTCTTTTCCAACAACGCACAACCCGGTGGAATTTTAAAATACCCTCACAAACTTCAGCACAAAGAGTTAGATAACCTCCGCGCCTCTTGGGAGAAAGTTCACGCTGGCCCTAAAAACGCATCCAAAATTGCTATCCTTGAAAACGGGATGGAATGGATATCTATCGGGATGAACAATGAACAGGCTCAATTCCTTGAAACTCGTCAGTTTCAAGTCACAGAGATAGCTCGCATCTTCCGTGTCCCTCCCCACATGATTGCCGATCTTTCTAAGTCCTCATTCTCAAACATAGAGCAACAGTCAATTGACTTCGTCACCAATACGGTTACCCCTTGGGTAGTCCGTTGGGAACAAGCAATCAAGAAGACATTACTCACAGACAAAGAAAAGCCGGTCTACCTAGCTGAATTTCTAATCCAAGGTCTCCTGCGTGGCGATTCCAAGGCTCGCGCCGAATATTTTCAACTCGCCCGCACTAATGGATGGTTGAATGTCGATGAGATTCGAGAAATCGAAAACATGAATCCCTTGCCTGATGGAAAGGGAAAAATCTATATCCAACCTATGAACATGCAGGAAGTTGGCGCTGAACCCGAAAAGGATGCGCCCGAAGATCCGAAAGTCTCGGACGAAGAAACTGAGACAAAATCTTTTGACTTAAAGTATGTCCGATCCTCTTCAGTCCTAATGTTTGCTGACATTTATGCTCGACTTCTTAACAAAGAAAACAAGGCACTGGAAACTGCGAAAAGAAAAGATGAACTAGTTACGTGGGCTGCAAAGTTTTATCCACACCATAAGTCGGTTCTCGCAGACTCCCTCCGTTCTGCAATCTCGGTTTTCGCAGCTCACGTTTATTCCTCTCTAGGCATGAAGCCGGTTGGAGATGATCCTACGTCTATGATTGAAGACTTACTTGACCGCGCCGTCCTCGACTATATGAAAAATCCGCGCCGCTCTGCTACTGAGCTAGGTGAGATGCTGGTTCGAGATATCGAGGATCGGGTTAGATCCGTTACGGGTAAATTAATCGAACCGATCACTCTCCCTTCTAAACCGAAACAAACAATTAAAGATGTGGAAGTATTACGGGACGAAACTGGTCGTATGATCGGGGCTAGAATCAAGGAGACTACCCTATGACCATCTTCACCGGCACAATTCAATTCTATCACTCTTGGAAAGAGCAAATCGGTAAGACTGCTAACCTTGGTTCAGATACCTTTAAAATACTTCTCACTACCTCTCTTTATGTTCCCGATTTAGCTAATCACAGTGTTCTTGCAGATATCACGAATGAAGTTTCTGGGAACGGTTATGCTCGTCAAACTCTCGGCTCCGTCATCTTTAATCAATCTGGCGGTGTGGCTAAATTCGACTTTGCCGATCCGGTCTTTACTGCATCCGGCGGCAACATCGTTTCGCGTCGATGGATTATATTCGATGACACCGTGGCTTCCCCTGTCAAACCACTTGTCTGTGTCGGTCTACTCGATAGTGCTGATCAGGATGTCACTGTTTTCGATGGAAATACTTTAACTTTCAACGTCAATGCAGCAGGGTTGTTTACTTTATCGTGAGATACTTTTTAGTTCTGATAATTCTGTTACTGACATCTTGCATCGCAGAGACCAAGCCACGCTGCCCTTATGGATATGAGTTTTTTGGGAACCGATGCGGTCGGGCCTCGATAGATTGGGTATCTTTAGAGGGGTTTCATGGCTGATAATATTACACTACCGGGAAATGGATCGCTTGTTGCTACCGACGAAATCACTCGTTCGGCAATCCTTCAACATGCTCAATTGTTCAAAATAATTCTCGGAACCGAGAATAATTACTCAGGCATGTTGGATTTCGGTCAACAAGTAATGACGGCTAGTTTACCTGTGGTAATTGCTTCTAATCAATCGGTAATACCCATTTCAGATAACAGCGGATCTCTTACGGTTGATGCCGTTGATCTAGATATCCGTAATCTCACTTCTACTGATGTCGTAACTGTCACAGGTGGAGCAGGTCAGACAGCGGATGTTAAAATCACGCTTGACGGTGAGGTGGTTGTTTTAGGTGCTGGGGCCGCTTCTATCGGCATTCTTGGGGCAAATTCTGGCGTTGATATAGGCGATGTTACTATCAATAACGCTAGTGGTACATCAGCAGTAAACATTCAAGATGGTGGGAATTCAATCACTATTGATGGATCCGTATCCATATCTGGAGCGGTTGATACTGAACTTCCGGCAGCCGCAACACTTACCGATAATTTTGCTAATCCTACGACTCCAGCTATTGGGGCATTTAGCATGGTTTGGGATGGTGCAACGTGGGATAGACAGCTTGGCGATCAGACGGATGGAACATTAGTAAATCTTGGGAGTAACAACGATGTTACTATAACAAGTCAAGTTCCCGGTACAGGCGCAACAAATCTCGGTAAGGCTATCGATTCGGTCGCGGGTACAACTGACACGGGAGTAGCAATGCTCGCGGTTGAAGATGCTTCCCTTAGTGCTACTGCAACTGCTGATGGAGATTATGCCCCACTCCGAACCACTGCTCGCGGTGCTTTATGGAGTTCGCTTGATGAAGCTACAATTATTACTGATGCTCAGGCTGTAGATGGCAGTCCAGCGGGAACTGTTGGATTTCACATTCTCGGTACTGATGGAACAAACGCGCAGATTTTTAAAACCGACTCTAATGGTGAACTTCAAGTTGATGTGCTTACTCTTCCAGCCATCACCGGCACAGTTACCGCTAACGCAGGCAGTGGAACTTTTGTAAATTCTGATACTGCTACTCAAGTAGATGATGCTCCATTCACTCCCGCAACTTCCAGAATCTTAATGATTGGTGCTGAATTTGATGATACTACGCCCGATTCCGTGAATGAGGGTGATGGTGGTGCGATTAGAATGTCGGCTAATCGAAATCTTTACTCCACGATTCGAGATGCAGCAGGGAATGAAAGGGGTGTAAACGTTACCGCTGGGAACGCCTTAGTTGTTGACGGGTCTGCCGTTACTCAACCTATTTCAGGGACTGTATCGGTCACAGAACCCGTTTCGGTAGATGATAATGCCGGAAGCTTAACTATAGATGCTCCAGTTGGGACTCCAGTAAATGTGCGAATAGGGGACGGGACTGATACCGCTACAGTTACGGCAGGGGGCAGGCTTCAAGTTGAAGCAACTGGCTCAGGAACATTTACCGTTACTGATGATGGAGCTTTTGATGTTGTAAATATTTCCGGCACTGTGTCGCTTCCAACCGGGGCGGCAACTTCAGCAAACCAATCAACTGAAATCACGGCACTCCAATTAATTGATGATGTTGTTCATTCAGGAGATGCTGTAGTTAGTAAGTATGCGCTCATTGGCGCTGTGCTTGATGACACATCTCCGGCAACCGTCACAGAAAATCAAGCCCAATCTTTGCGCATGTCAACCAGACGTGCGCTCCTTATTGAAGGAGTGGCAAGCGGTACAGCGGTAAATACTTCTGCTGCACAATCTGGTATTTGGAATATTAACAACGTATCCGGTACGGTTAGTTTACCGACCGGGGCAGCTACTAGCGCAAATCAAAGCACTGAAATTACCGCCCTGCAGCTTCTTGATGATGTTGTTGCGACCGATGGTAGTGCCGCATTAACCAAACTTTATCAGGTAGGCGGAACTGACGGTACAAATGCTCAAATTCTAAAGACAGATACGGCAGGAGAACTTCAAGTAGATGTTCTTACTTCTGCGCTTCCTACTGGTGCTGCTAGTCTAACAGAGCAACAGACTCAAACCGCATCCCTTTCAGTCTTAGATGATTGGGACAATGCGGCATCGGACGGAGCAAGTATTTCCGGTGATATTGCTCATGACACAGCCGATGCCGGAGAACCTGTTAAAATCGGGTATAAGGCAATTGCTCATGGCGCTAATCCAACAGCAGTAGCGGCAAATGACAGATCGGACTCATATTCCAATCGTCACGGGATTCCGTGGGTTTTGGGCGGACATCCAAACATAGTTACTGTTCGTGCTAATTATACAGCCGCACAAACTGATACCGCCATTGTTACTATAGCTGGTGGGTTAAAGATTGTAGTTACTCGATGCTCAGTTACGGCGCATAACGCGAATAGTGTAAATACCACCGTTGTGATTGGTTTTGGTGCAGTAAATACCCCAACAACTACCGGCGTGATTTTGGCGCATCCGGGAATTGCAGCAGGCTCAGGTGTGGTAGAAGGAAGTGGAAGCGGAATGTTAGGGGTTGGTGCAGATGGGGAAGATTTACGAATCACTAGTTCCGTTCCAACCGGTGGAAGTATTGATGTTGTTACGAGTTATTTTACAATTGAAAGTTAAGGAGAATTAGTTATGGCAAGATATTCAGTATTTGGTGCAGCAGGGGCGGCAAGCGCAACTGCGGCAACAGCCGGAATAATGAAGGTAGAAAATGCCGCTACCATTCTTTCAGTACCTAAAATTTATGAGTGGTCCATAGGGCCGGGAGCTGCTGCTGAAGACTCCAATTACACCGTACAATTGAAGCGTCAAACTACTGCGGGTACGTGGACGGCGGTCACTCCATCACCAATAGATCCAGCTTCCGCAGCTTCAAAGGCAGCTGCTGGCAGAGTATCCACGGCGGCAGGGGCTGCTAGCACGGTGCTTGCCACACACGGATTTAATCAACGTGGGGGTCTTCGCTGGGTCGCAATTCCCGGCGGCGAGTACATTGTGGATAGAGCAAACTCTAACGGAATTATTTTAGAGTACGTTGTGGTTCAAGGAACCGCAGTAAATTATGCCTGCATGCAGTTCGAGGAATAATGATACAGGGCCACAAACCATCGGGATTCCTCACTACTATAGACAACAAAGTGATTGGCGAAACTCGTCAATGTGCTCACTGTCAACGCACTTGGGTATACATGAAAGGAAGCGGAGCTAAACGTGGTTTTTGTATGAAGTGTATGGGCCTTCTTTGTGGCTCTGAAGAATGCTTTAAGGGATGTGCGCCTTTTTCTGAAATAGTAGTAGCGGATGATAACCGCTACAAACGCCAAGGCTCAGTTTTTGTGAGAAAATAATGTGGCTATTGCATTCGATGCTTTTGCAAGTGTAGCAGCCGGAACCGGCACCCTCTCATGGACACATACCCCTTCCGGCACCCCACGTGGGGTAATGGTTTTTATAGTTTATGCTGCCGGGACCAACCAAGTTGATTCGTGTGATTACGGCGGCGAACCAATGTATCGCAAGCCTGCCGCTGTGTTTAAAACAGCAACAGAAGCCTTGTCATGTGTTGCCTACTTTCGCGGGGCATCTCTTCCAACCGGAGCGCAAACTGTAACGGTAACGGTAAGCGGCGCAGATTCTAAAATCGCAGGGTCAATCACGGTAACTGCGGCTGCCGATGTTGAATCGGCTGACACGGGAAGAATATCGTCAGATTTAATAATTGATCCCTCTGTCATACTAAATCTTAAAGGCCGCAGTTCGTTTTGCTGTATTGGCTTCGGATCAGGAATAGGAGCAGTCGCAAACATCACTCCATTCACAAATTGGACATCGCGCTTAGAGCACGACTTTGGTAACCAGACAGCCGGAATTTATACCTACAATACAATCGGCACAGCCGACGTAAATGCAGGGTGGACACAAGGAAGTGACGATGCGGTGATGTGTGCAATCGCGTTAACTGAGATTCTATGGGGTCCATGGTCGAGCGGCGGACATACTCAGCCACCGCCCGCTAATCAAATTGTTGGTGTATGAGGCAACGATTTCAACTCCCGATTCCTAAAATCCATCCGCAAGCCGGGATTATTTTCGATAATGCGACATCGAGCGGCGAACAGGTTTTAACTATGTCCTATTCTTTTAGTCATAGGGTAGGGACAGGAATAACGGACCGGGTTTTGATAGTTTATGTAGGGCTTTCAGTTTCCGGAACTGTTTCTTCAATTACCTATAATAGCGTTGGACTTACCTTTATCCGGGCCGATACAAACGGGTCAATACGGACTGAATTATGGCGATTAATTGCGCCAACTGTCGGGTCTAACTCCGTAAGCATCACTCTCTCTGGAGCATTAACCTCAGTATCTCATGCGTTAAGCTATTCTGGAGTGGATCAAACTACCCCAATAGATGCACAAAATGGTGCAACTGGGGCTGGTTCACCTACGGTAACGGTTACAACAATAGTAACAAACGATAGAGTAGTGGCTGGAATTACATGTGCTACTGGTATTTCTGGACTCAGCCCTACTTCTGGTCAATCTCCAAGATTTCGGCAGGACACGACCACTATGAAAGTGTCTTCTGATGATAAGGGGTTATGCTTTCCAGCCGGACCTTTTACGCTTTCATGGACATCCGGATTAACATACGCAATAAGTGCTGCGGCCTTAAGACCTGTTGGTGGCGTTGCTCCATCAACTTTTGTAAAGGATATAATACGCTGTGGAGGAATTATTCCGTGGAAACGCTAATTAGGCACGCAACTTCCGGGAGTTCCGAAAGTAGCACCTTCACAATGACAACGGTTTCCGCACTGCGAATCAATGCCGCAATTTTGTTGTTTGCAATGAACGCAGAAAGCGGGAGAAACAAGGAAGACGATCAGAGCGCCTATAATACAACTTAATGCAGTAAGTTTTATCAATGATGGCATAAAGTTCCTAAATCAAAGGTTGTTTTTATATTATATTAACAAAGAGTTATCGACAAGAGCTATTAAATAAATGTTTTGGGATAAGAAATCACTAGAAGAGTCTATTGAAGCTTTAAAAAGAGAAAAGCTTTGTCTCTGCTATGACGCTTACAAAAAAGTAGAGGAAGATTGAGCTTACTGCTTCTCTATAAATCCGATGCCGTACAAGTTCAACTTCCACTCGGCGTTCTTTCGCTTTTAGGGAATATTCCTCAAGCCGATACGATTGTTCCAGTAAGTGGCCCATCCTTTGTCAGAAAGATAAGAAGAAAGCCGCAACCACGACCAGTAATAATTACTCTCCCCACTGCACATTTTTACCTCACTCCAATGACTCCTTTTATGAAGTCAAACGCATGTCGGGTGATTCAATTCTCTGTCCCGAACTTGAAAATTACAGCACTTCCACCTTCCTTTATGGTGAAGTACGATGAACTGATAAACCTCGAAGTTTTTGAGGAAGAGCTTTTAACAATTCTAGCAGCCGCATAGGAGTTCCAATGTCAGCCAAAACGTCTACTGAAGTCATTGAACATCGGTTTTTTCAAGCTGACGAAATGCGGACCTTAGAAACCGATGGTAAGCGAATAATCTCCGGCTACGCTGCTGTCTTCGATAAACTCTCTCAAGTTATTTACAACTTTAGAGAAAAGATTCAAAAAGGAGCCTTTTCAGAGTCCATTTCCGCTGGGGATGTTCGGGCGCTATGGTCTCACAACACAGATTTTGTTTTAGGTCGTACGAAATCCGGCACGCTCAAACTAAGGGAAGACGAACACGGGCTGTTCTTTGACATTGAACTTCCCGATACCCAAATGGGGCGTGATGCCCACACCTCCATCAAAAGAGGGGATGTTTCCGGTATGTCCTTCGGATTTAAAGTCATCGGCGAGCATTGGGAGCGTGGGAAAGAAGCACAACCTCACACCCGAACTCTCACTAAAGTTGAGCTTTTTGAGGTCTCCCCTACTGCCTTCCCTGCCTATGAACAAACATTTGTTCAGGCCCGTAGTCTCGCAGATCTTGTTAAAAAGGTTGAGACTGATTGGGCATTAGAAGATAAGGCTACTCAAGAAAAGCGTAGCTCTAAGATCGATGACATGAAAAAAGTCCTACGTTTTTTAGATTTGAAGATTCCACTCGATTCATAGTCCATTGCGGGACTTGCAAATCCCTGATTAAATTACACTAGCAACTCCGTTGAGGTGCGCTTACCGATTCCTTTGAATCCGGTCTATTAATAAAAACTGGAGAATTTTATGACAATTCGAGAACTTATGGAAAAGCGCGGTAAGCTTATAGCTGACGCTCGCGCCTTAATTCAAAAAGCCGAAACTGAGGGTCGTTCTGATTTAAACGCTGAGGAACAGGATACCTACAACAAACTTATTAAGGATCAAGACGAAATTCGCGGCCGCATTGATAAAGAAAAAACTATTGCTGCTGCTGAAATGGAGCTTAACTCCCCGGATTCTGGCAAGAAAAAGGAAACTCCTTCTGATAAAACTCCCTCTACCCCGGAAGAGTTCCGAAACACTGTTGATTACAAGAGAGCTTTCTGTAGTTACCTCAAATATGGTGCTAGTGGAGTTTCTCCTGATGAGGTTCGTGCTCTTTCCCAAGGCAACGCCGTCCAAGGTGGTTTTCTTGTTCCCTCAGAGCAGTTCGTCAACGACTTGATTAAATTTGTCGATGACCAGTTGTTCATTCGTACTGCTGCAACGGTCCACAAAATCAACCAAGCTCAATCCTTGGGTGTTCCTACCCTTGATACTGACCCATCAGACGCTAACTGGACTACTGAACTTGCCACCGGTTCAGAAGACTCCTCAATGACCTTCGGGAAAAGAGCACTTAACCCTCAACCTCTCGCAAAGAGGATTAAGATCTCTTTTACCCTACTGATGAACTCGGCTATGAATGTCGACCAACTCGTTATGGAGCGGCTTGGATACAAGTTTGCCGTAACTGAGGAGAAGGCGTTTTTGTTAGGAAGTGGTGCCAATGAACCTCTTGGAACCTTCACTCCTTCCGCAAACGGAGTGACGACTGCTAGAGACGTTTCGAGCGGTAACACTACAACTTCGATTGGTGTTGATGGTCTGATTAACACTAAATACTCACTCAAGCCCCAATACTGGAACAAAGCCCTGTGGCTATTCCATCGAGACGCTATGAGTCAAATCAGCAAACTTAAAGATGGTAATGGAAACTACCTCTGGCGGGAAAGCATGACAGACGGGGAGCCTGACTCGCTGTTAGGTCGTCCGTTTTATATGAGCGAATATGCTCCGAATACATTCACTACTGGCCTGTATGTCGGAATTTTAGCTGATTGGAGCAAATACTGGATCGCTGAAACCATGAATTTCATGGTGCAGAGATTAGTTGAACTTTATGCTGAGACAAATCAGGTAGGGTTTATCGGTCGACAAGAATTGGACGGTATGCCAGTTCTTGCTGAAGCATTTGCTCGCGTTAAACTTGCTTAATACAAAGGAGATCAAAACATGCAAGATTTACATAATCATATTGAAGTACGAAGGGCGATAAGTCCGGTATCCGTAGCGGACGACACTGCTCAAGTCGGCCAGATAATCGACCTATCAGGGTTCGATTCAACGGAATTTCTAATAGCTACAGGATCAATAGCTGATTCAAATGCTACCTTTGCAGTGCTCTTGGAAGAAGGGGACAACTCTGGTCTTTCGGATGCCGCGGCTGTAGCTGACGCGGATCTCATCGGTACTGAAGCTCTTGCTGGGTTTCAGTTCGACGATGATAATGAGGTTCGCAAACTTGGCTACAAAGGTGGAAAAAGGTATGTCAGATTAACCATCACACCAGCCGGTAATGCGAGTGCTGCTCTACTCGCTGCGGTTGTTGTTTTAGGGAATGCCATGAAAGCACCCACTCCGTAATGCTCTGGATTAACCGAGGTGAGGTGTAACAGCCTCACCTCTTTTTTGGAGATCTTGTATGTCCCGATTTAAAACTCCCTTCTTTACCTTAATAGCTACTTCAATTATCACCTTAGTGTTTTGTCTTCCGGTTGTTGCTCAAAATGTCGTGTGTCACATGCCGCAAGGCGGCGCTTCGATTGAAGCAGACTCAGGTTGTACTGTAAATGTAAATAGCGGCGCTAGTGTTATTGTAAAATCTGGTGGAACCTTCACTGCTCAGTCAGGATCAACCTCGTCAATTACTCGAAGTGTTGAGCGTATGCTTGCTGCCTTTCAGGGGAAAGCGGGCTTAATTGCTGGGTGGGCATTCCCAAGTGCTCACTCTGGTTTCACCAATGCTGCTGTAGTTGGTCTCCCTGCGTCCCAAACCGCATCCACCTTCGTCATCCCGATTGATGCTGTTAAAGTTGGAGAAACTATAACTGCCTTCAGTGTCCAAGCTCAAATCGAATCAGCAGGCGGTGCTGTTACTCTGGATGCCGACCTTCGGAAGATTACAACTGTTGCAGGGGATTCTACAGATGTTTCAATCGGTGCAATTACTCAAGTAGCTGTCACCGCCGACACAAAAGTCGCTGCTTCTAAAACTCTAGCAACTCCTGAAGTCGTGGCTGCTGATGAAATGTATTATATTCTGGTTACTGGAACTACTGCTGCCTCTACGGATATACAATTGAGTGGAATAACCCTCACTGTTACGGAGAATTAATGCCACTTAACGCTGGAAACTCAGGGGCATTCCGTAACGGCGCTGCCATTACTCCCTCTGATTCGGTAAATTTGACTGACATTTGCCGTGCTATTTATGTTGGGGGTGCCGGAAATATCGTGGTCGTTTGGACGGATGACACTACTTCGACATTTGTGGCCGTTCCGGTCGGTACAACGCTCTATGTAGCTGCTAAACGCATTAATTTAAGTAGCACCACGGCAACTAATCTATTGGCGCTCTACTAATGGCTAAGAGATCCCCGAAAATGGAAGAGATTGATCTTGGACCGATGACAGCAAAGGTTAACCTCGTAACTGTTCGGATGAGAACTACGCTTGCCGGTCCTCACGGTGTCTGCTCTGCCGGTTCTATAATCGAAGTCAGCTTAAAAGAGGCCGAAGTGCTCTCTGCTGGCGGATTTGCTGATATAGTTTCGGTGGAGCAGTCCTATCTACGAACGAATACAGGACTGGCAATGGAAACTGCCGACTCTGATATGTCGGGTTTAGAAAAACGTGATGAATGACTCTACGATACGATCTACGATTAGACACTGCACCTGCTAATCAGCCAGTCACTCTTGCTGAACAAAAAACACACTCTCGTATCACTACTTCTGCTGATGATACCTATATTGGTAATCTTATCATTGCCGCTACCAACATAGCCGAGGCTGAATTACAACGACGACTTGTCACTCAAACATGGACGTTATTTCTTGACCAATTCCCTTGTGATGTGGAGATTGAAATCCCCTACCCACCTCTCCAGTCCGTCACTTATGTTAAATATAAAGATTTATCGGGTTCCTTAACTGCTTTAACGGTCAGTGATGATTATGTCGTGGACGTCGTGCGAGAACCGGGTCGGGTTCGTATGTCACCCTCCACTACACAATGGCCTACTGTTCAATGGAACGCGATTCAAGAGGTTGAGATTAAATTCGTGTGTGGATACGGTGCTGCTGCGGCTGTTCCCGGTGACATTAAGCAAGCTATTATGATGATCGCTGGACACTTATATGAACATCGTGAGGATGTTTTAGTAGGTGCTTCTGTAACAGAATTGCCACAAGCCTCTAAATATCTTCTTCATCCTTGGAAAATCTACAGGATTGTATGAGGTCGGGTGATTTAGATGAACAAATCGTCATTCAACAGGTAAGCTTATCCACTGACGCTCTCGGGTCATCTCAAACTGAGTCTTGGAGTACCTTCGCTACCGTCTGGGCTAAAGTAATCCCCATGACAGCCAGTGAGCGGTTTGTCTCTCAGGAAAAATACTCCGCTAACGTGAATAAATTTCAAATCCGATTCCTCTCCGGCTTACTCCCTACTATGAGGATTCAATACAGCTCGAAAGTCTGGCGCATCTTAGGGATATCAGAAATCCGAAGATATGAAGGACATGAAATTTTAGCTGAGGTATTGGTCTGATGGCAGTCACTACCACAATTAAGAACGGAGCAATCATCCGAAAAAAACTTACTGCTTTACCTAAGAAACTTGCTCGAAACATCCTCCGACAAGCTATCCGCGCTGCTGCTCGTCAACTTGCCGACGAAGTTAGAACTCGCGCTCCCGTTGGACCGACTGGTTATTTATCCAGCTCAATCAAATCCCGCGACTCGCGTGGTGAGCGGAATCAAGTTGCTGCTAAGGTCGCCACCGATGCGTTTTACGCTCGGTTCGTAGAATATGGCACCTCTAAGATGGCCGCTAAACCCTTCATGCGGCCTGCTTTTGATACTCAAAAAGACAAACTGGTCGATTTGGTCGGTAGGATGCTTGCGGAACGTCTGGAAAAGGAGGTCAACTCTTAATGGCGCTTGCAGAAGAACATCTTTTTTCTCGACTTTCTGGTTTCGCTGGAATTACTGCCTTAATTTCATCGCGAATTTATCCCATTAAAATACCTCCAAATACCACTATGCCAGCTCTCACTTATACTCGAATTTCAGGTCGTCGGATCGAATCACTACTAGGAAATTCAGCCCTTTGCTACGCCCGTTATCAACTTGACGCTTGGGGTCGAAAATACTCAGATGTTAAAGCTCTCGCGGAACAAGTTCGACTATGCCTTGAAGGATACAAAGGCACTCTTGCTGGAGTTATCTTCTACGGTGTAAATTACTTAGGAGACCAAGACCTCTACGAAGACGATACCGAGGTTTTCAGAGTTTCAATGGATTTTGTGGTTCATCACAACGAAGAACAACCTGCTTAAAAGGGGTAAAATATGGCAGCAACGATTGGTACTTCAGGATTCGGGACTCTTCTTAAGAGAGGAGATGGGGGTGTTGGTGCTGGTACTCAGGCATCTAAAACAGTTGGAACCTCAAATCAAACGATCGTTGCAAAAGCTCAAGTTGCCGGAACTGATGGAAATAGCATGTCGTTCGGTATTGTCGTCTCCGGCACAAGTACCGCCTTTTCCTACACCATTTCATCCACATCTTTGGTCATCACTTCCGCTACCGATGGTGGTGGTTTAGCTACCACAACTGTGAATGAGGCGATTTACCAAATTCAGGATGATGTTACCTATCGTGACTTTTGGGAGCTTACGCGTGGTGGAGGTAACGGAACTGGAGTGCTCGTCGCATCTGCCGCTTCTAATCTTTCCGGTGGTACTAATGGCACTGAAGTGTTTGCTACGATTGCTGAAGTCGTCAACATCACGCTCAACGGTCCTAACCTTGAGTTGATAGATGCAACTCACATGGAATCCCCTAACGCATACAGAGAGTTTATTCCCTCACTGCTTGATGGTGGAGACGTTTCCTTCTCACTGAACTTCTTACCGGCAACTGCTTCTCAAACAGTGCTCAAAACTGACATGGAGAACCGCACTCGTCGTAATTTCCAACTTACATTCACTGATACAGGCACAACTACTTACGCATTTGCTGGATACGTAACCTCTTTATCTGCGTCGGCTGTAATCGATGACAAACTAAGCAGTGAGTGTACGATCAAGATCACTGGACCTATTACTGTTTCTTAATCGGAGTGGGCTAAATGAGTAACGCAAACGCAGCTCGTCCGGAGCTGGAAATCGAACTAGATCGAAAGCGTAAAATGGTTTTCGATTTCAATTCACTTTGTAAGATCGAACAGGTAACTGGCAAAAATGCTTTGTTCGACCTCTCGATTTGGCAGAAACCCTCTGCCACCGATCTTCGTGCTCTTATTTGGGCTGGTTTTAGTTCGGATGATCCCTCTTTAACTATCGAACAAACTGGTCAACTCATCGCCGCTCATGGTCCAAAGATTAAAGAGATTATCAGCTTTGCTTTCAAAAATGCAGTTGATGCTCTTGCTCTTGAAAAAAAAAGCGACGCTCCAAAAGTTCCAACGACATAGATTTTCTCCAACTTTTAACTATAGCCGTTTATGACTATGGCTTAACCTCTGACGCTTTTTGGCGCACTACTCCCGCTCAATTTTCTGCAATAGCACAACATTTTGATAGACGGTATGATCAGAAACAAAAGCATCTCGATTTACTGACTGGAATCATCGCTTCAACTATCGCCAATGTGAATCGAAAAAAAGGTGCCAAAGCCTTAAAACCTGAGAACTTCATGCCGAAGTATCAAAAAGATGAATTACCTAATCCCTCCGAACTTCATCTACTGTGGTCCAAGGTCATTGTTCCAACTCTAAATTCCAGAGGCAAACCCCATGGCTAAAATTGCCGAATCTCTAGTCATTGATATTCGAGCTACCCTTGAGAAACTTGCCTCTGACATGAACTCTGCCTCGCGTGTTCTTGCAGGCTACGAGAAGAAATTTTCAAGTATCGGAAGAGGACTTGGAACTGCACTTAATGTTGGACTCGGTTTCGGAATCGCCGCCGGAATTAAGAAGGTTACTTCTGCCGCCTTCGAGCTTGCTAATATTGGGGATCGGATATCCGATGCGCGTGAGCAATTTGTGCGGTTCGGCGGCACTGCTGCTCACATTGATGCAGCTACTAAGGCAACTACTGGACTTGTTACTGAGATCGGTCTTCTTGATTCTGCTAACCGGTTAATGTCAGCGGGATTCCCTCTCACAGCTGAAAATTTTGCGCTCATCACGCAACTTGGAACTCAACTCTCTGAAACTTTCGGCGGGACAGCTACCGTAGCAATTGAAAAACTTACCAAAGCACTTACTACTGGTGCTACTCGCGGTATTAAAGAGTTTGGTATCTACCTTGAGAAAGGAGAATCACTAACTTCGGTACTCGAAAAACTGCGAGCAAAAAGCGCCGAACTTGGTCCAGTTCAGGAATCAGTAGCTAACTCCGCTGCCTCTGTTAGTGTCCAGTGGGAGAATCTTAAAGCACGACTTGGCGAGGTAATTAATGAAAATGCCACATTTCGTGGTGAACTTGATTCTCTAGCAAAACAATTATCACAAGTCGATGTTGACGCTTTTGCGGCTGCTATTGGAGGGGTTGCTCGTGCGGCTATAAGTGCTGCTAGTGCTGTCACTGGTTTTGTTTCAGCTATCTCAGGAATTGCTGCTACAACCGCTCTTTCGGTCAATGCACTTGAACGATATGTCGAATTAATCGAACAAGGGAAAACTGCAGAAGAATCAATGGCGCAAGTTCGCCGCGAGAGTCGTGAAATAATCATCGATGCTGATAAACAACTCGATAAATACGGTAAAACACAGACTAAGGTCAACGCAGAAGTAGATAAAGGTGCCTATGTTCTCGGCGGCTTATCAAAAGAAGCGGAAGAAGCTGCAAAGGCTAACGATAAGCTTACTAAAGCGATTGAAGGAGCTAACAAAAAACTAGAGGACTTGCGACAAAATCGCATCGATAAGGCTATCTCTAGTGGGTTTCAGGATGCCATCAACAATCTAAATGAAGCAGACTTTAAAAAATACACGGACATTCTAATCCGAGCTACTGAAGTCGCTTTCAGTAAGAGCGATGAATCTAAACTCCTCTCTCCTGCTAAAGCTCAGGAATACTTAAATATTTTAAAAAAAAATGCTCTCGATCCATTTATAGAGGATTGGGAAAAACAGCAGAAGAAAGTTGCTGAACTTAATGCCGACCAGATGAAAGAATCGTTCGAAGCTTCCGTTGAGTTTTTCGATGGAATCTTCCGAGAAGTAATTACCACCGGCACAATTGACTTTAAAGCTATGCTGATTGAGGTCGCAATCTCATTCGCTTCCACTCTTGCCGCTGCACTTACTCGCATTAGTTTCACTCCTCAAGGAATCGGCTCCGCTATCGCTCAATCCATTCTTGGTGGTGATGTCGGGGGAATCGGAACTGCGACTCTCGGCGCTGCTGGAATCGCCGGTATTGGGGCTGGTGCTGTCGGTACATACGGTGCCGGTTTCGCTGCCGGAGTAACTGGAACTACTACGGTCGCTAGTTCTGCCGCGGGTGTAGCAGGGGTTCAAGCTGGAGCTGCTGTAGCTACTGCCATTCCTTATGTCGCAGCGGCTGTCGCTGTCTTCGCTGCTGCTGAACATTTTGGAGTATTTGACAATAAAAAGCACCCCGACACACAAGCACGAAAGGATGTTGTAAATTTTCTAGAAGATCGTCTTGGAACTAATATCATTGCTGGATCCGACTCTCGTTTCAATGACGGTAAAGGATTCGAAGATCTCGATGCCCTCGACTCTAAGAGTCGTTCTGTCTTTGCTGGTGTAGGCGGTGCTCTTAACGCTCTACTCGGAATTACCGAAGACACTGGCGGTCAGATCGGAGCAATTCTTGCCAGTAACTTTGCAACTCTCGATGACCTTAAACCTATCATTCAATCATTGGGTATCTCCCTTGAGGAGTTTCAACAATCTATTATCTCGACGGGATTACAATCAGGCGCAACTGCTCTTGAAATTCAGTCCGACTTGAATGCAATAACTGAGGCGATGACTCCGGGCCGCGCTGCTGTTGGTGATTACGCCGGAGCTATTCAAGCCTTCGCTGAATCCGGTGGACAAGCTGCTAAGGCCATTACTGCACTTCGAGACTCGGCAATTGAAGCCCAACAAGCAGGAATAACTTCGCTTGGTGAGTTTCGTCAACGACTTGAAGCGGAAGGATTACTGACTGCCGAGCAAATCCAACAGATTTTTCAATCCCTCGAAACTCACGGGATTACAAGTCTAGACCAACTCGCTAATGCTTCGGATTCCTCTCTGATTTCTATCGTAGCACTGATTCAATCTCTTGGTTTTGCCTTTCAGGAGTTAGTTGAGGACATCAAAGAAGCATCTAGTGAGATGGACAAATTTAACGGAAGCACTCCGAGCATATCTTCTCCAAGTAGTACCAATGGATTCAACAATGCCATGGGTAATGCTTTCTTTCACGGAAAAGTGTCCCGGTTCGCTAAAGGCGGAATTATCTCCAAACCTAATCTCTTTAATATGGGGTTGATGGGAGAAGCAGGACCAGAGGCGATTATGCCTCTCACCCGTCATAATGGGCGTCTTGGTGTCGATGCTTCCGGTATGGGTGGTCAGGCAATGGTAATTAACATCGATGCTCGCGGCGCAGCTCCCGGCGTAGAATATCAAATTGAAAGGGCGTTACGCGAGATGAAACAAGATATTGTCGACGAAGCAGTTAGTGCGGTCTATCGACAGAAACAATTAGGTGGAGGGTTTGACGCGAATTTTTAACTATGAGAGGAGCAAATAGCAGCGAAAAAATTGAAGTTCTTCCAGATGTTCTCCCTATGAACTTGTCACTATTCTCCCAAACTTCCGATGAAGCTGCGGGGATAGAGATGTATTTTTCTATTGGGAACCTTGTCCGGTTGGTTACTTTCGTTCGGAAGTTTTCGCACCAATGTTTCCTCGTACGGTTTGACGATGGAACAGAGCAAAAAGTTCCT